GGTTATCGGTGAGTTCTTGCAGCGGAGAGTAAATTTCATTGTTTCCGCTTTAGGCTCTATCAATCCAACCGAGTTTAGCAAGGCATCGCAGACCATTAACATAGAAACAGAACTGGTTCCATATATGATTGATGATTTGAATGACAAGGTGACTACTGCCGTTTCCGCTGTCAGTGGCGGCATTTGGTCAACACGTGAGGGAATTATGTTTGCTGGGAATGCCGATCGAGTGGAAGAAGAACTTAAAGAAATCAAGGAAGAACAGAGTTTGAAAAATGAAAAGGTGATTCCTGCTACAAAAGAATGACTTTTGGTTAATTGTAAATAGATAGCGGAACTTTTCAGTCCCGCTTTTTTATTGCGCATAATTCGATATTATAAAATATTTATGCTATAATAGTTTTATAATTCAAAATTATTTAGTACTTTTGTATCAAATGAACAACGTATGAGAATAGTATCACATAAAAAGCTGAAAGATTTCTATGAAACCAAAGGTTATGAAGATTCACGCATAGCCTTAGAGCGTTGGTATGATATAGCAGAAAAAGCCGAATGGAAAAATTTGTCTGATATAAAGGTTGATTTTCTTTCTGCTGACTATGTAGGCAACCAACACTACGTTTTCAATATCAGAGGCAACAACTATCGGTTGGTTGTCGTTGTTAAGTTTACAATTGGGTACATCTTCATTCGCTGGGTTGGTACTCATAAGGATTATGATAAAATAGATTGTTCAACCATTTAAGATATAGGATATGAATAAAGTAACGAAAGAACAATATGAATTTGCTTTGGCGAGAGTGGAGGAACTTCTGCCATTGGTTGATGATAATACCCCTGCAAACGATAAGAATGCGGTAGAACTTACAGTTATGTCCGATATTGTGATAGCATACGAAAAAGAACATTATCCGATAGAAAAACCGACTGTTGCGGAATTGATAGAGCTATCTCTTGAAGAGAAAGGGATGAGTCAAAAGCAACTTGCTGGTGAGATTGGGATAAGTCCATCGCGTGTGAATGACTATATTTCTGGACGTTCGGAACCGACCCTCAAAATTGCGAGGTTGCTATGTCGAGTGCTGAATATACCTCCAGCCGCAATGTTGGGATTTTAAATAACTAAAATATAGATAATATGGAAAAGAATGAATTGCAAATTTTGATAGGGCGATTAAACAGTGGGAAAAGAATCTCATTAGGTTCTCGTGTTTTAACCATAGATGAAAAAGGCGTTTTAGCCAATTATATTGAGAATAATATTGATGACTATTGTAATGAGAAATTTCAAGATGATGAAGATGTATTGTATGATGCCATAGAGCTAGTCGATGCACGTGATGGAGATTGGATGTTTGATGATGAAGATAATGCTGAAAGACATAGCATTTGGTAATCCTGAGTTAATATAATTTCATTTAGGCGTGATTCCATTCGGTTTCACGCCTTTTTAGTTTCATTCCCCAGTATCTTCCACCAGTTTTAGCTTTGCTCCACACTTGGGGCAAGTGAACATATTCTCTTCATCCTCTCTTAGTAATTCGGAAACAGAAATACCCAAAATTGATGCTATCTCTTTTAGCTTATCAAGTGACGGATTCCCATTAATAATTTGAGAAAGCGAAGACTGGCTCATACCTTTTTCTCCGTTTTTGTTGGTCATCAAAGCAGCGACCTGACTAATTGTAAATCCTCTTTTTTGAATTTGTTCTTTAATAGACACGGCTATAAGTTTTAAATAATGGAACAAAGATATGAAAATAATCAATTACACACATCAAATATAAGATATATATTATAAACCGCATCATTTTAATAAGTTTTAAATTATTTGTTCGTTTGAGTTAATTATAAGTTAAATCTAATATTACCTATATTAATATAAGGTATAACTTATATATTTGCAATGTGATTCAAAAACGAAGTATAAACACTAAAACATAGAATTATGAAAACTCTAAAAGAACAAGTAGAAGAAATTGTAAAGAGCAATAAGTCTAAACAGACCAAATCTTTATCTTTAGTTAAGTTAGGTTTGTCACCTTATGAAGTGAGCTTATTATTAGGTTCAATTAAGGTGCAGAAAGGCTGTAAATTCAACGCAAACACCCTTACGTTTGGTGTTGAATGCGAAACGTACAATGTGATTCGTGATGCTCTTATCAGAGAAGTAGAACAAAGAAACATATCTATTCAGTCAGAGGGTTACAATCATAGAGACAATAATCATTATTATAAAATAGTTTCTGATGCCTCTATTCAAGGCGCAAACGGTCAAGAAATAGTAAGCCCTATCTTAAAAGGTAAAAAAGGTTTAGACAGCCTTAAAATGGTTTGTGATTCTTTGAATGCCATCGGTGCAAAAGTCAATAAATCAACTGGTCTTCATGTTCATTTTGATGCTTCTAAAATCAGCGATTCTCACTTTGTTCAGATCTTCAAGAACTATCAAAAGTTAGAAAGTGTAATTGATTCTTTTATGCCACAATCACGCAGAGCAAACAACAATGGTTATTGCAAGTCGGTTCAAAGTTTGAACTATGATACATGTACAACTAAATCAGACGTTATAAGAGTAAACGGTACTCGTTATCGCAAAATTAATGCAGAAAGCTATCTTTCTCACAAAACAGTTGAATTTCGTCAACATTCGGGCACGACCGAATACGATAAGATAACTAATTGGATTAATTTTCTTAGAAAGCTGATTCAATATTCATTTGAAAATGAAATTTCAGAATGCAGTTCAATTGAAGAAATACCATTCTTGACAAATACAGAGAAACAATATTTTATCAACCGCAGAGAGGCTCTTAATTGAGCCTTTTCTCTAAAAAGTAAAGACTATGTGTGTTATCATTTACAAGCCAGCAGGCAAAGAATTACCAAGTTTAGATATATTGGATAAGGCGTATAGAAGAAACCCTCATGGGTGTGGTATCGTATCGCCAAACGTGTTATACAAAGGTCTGTCTTATACTTCATTCAAGAAGAACTTAAAAAGATGCAACAAAGAAGAACCTCTATTGATTCATTTCAGATACGCCACACATGGTAGCGTGAAAAAGTCGAATTGCCATCCGTTCTATGACCAAGAAACTGAAACGTATTTCATGCACAATGGTATTATTGGCGGTATCAATCCACCAAAAGATAAGACGGATTCAGAGTGTGCCTTTAGGCGGATTTTACAACCCTATATCAAAAGGTATGGCTTGGATTCAGTAGAACTTCTTAAAACGGCAAACCAAGTGAGGGGCTTTCATTCTAAGTTCGCTTTCATGCAAGGTGATAACGTGAGATTGTTTGGCGAGTTCTTTCAGTTCCAAGACTGTTACTTTTCAAATTTAAGGTTTTTATAGTACTTGTTTAGTGTTTATTTCGTTATGGCGTGACTGTTATCACGCCTTTTTTATACCATTTTCCAACAATACCCCAATTGTTGTTTTTCACCCATTCAATTATTTCCTCTCCTCTTCCTTACTTCTTACTTTTATACCACAAATTTCAAACAACAATTTAATTCATACAGTATGAATATTCAAGAACTTATCCTGGCAGGACTGCAACAGAAATTTACTGGGGTAGACACTGCTATCCTTACCCGAATCGCCATCAAGAAGGCAGAGGGTATAACGGACGAAACAAAGGTAAACTCTATCGTTGAGGGTATCAGTTTTTCGGACGTATTAAATTCCTATGGTGATTTCCGTGCCGGGGATGCTTCAAAAACAGCAGTGACCAACTACGAGAAGAAGCATAACCTTAAAGACGGTAAGCCGGTCGAGAATCCCAATCCGAAGCCGGAAGAAAAGAAAGACGATGTGCCTGCATGGGCGCAAGCCTTAATTGATTCCAACAAGAGCCTTTCTGACAAGCTAACACAGTTTGAAACGGAGAAGGCTCAAGCAACACGTAGCCAGCAGATTTTGGCAAAGGCAAAGGAGTATGGTATTCCCGAAAACTACGCCAAACGATGCGCCATCAAGGACGATGAGGACTTGGACGCATACTTCAAGGACTTGAAGCAGGAGTTCGCAAATGACGGTTTCAAAGGCGTAACCCCTCCCGAATCAGCAGAAGAGAAGATTGAAAAAGAATCTGAATCTATCGCTAAGATGATTGATGAGGGAACGAAAACTATTGTTGAACAAAACAAAAATTAATTATGTCAGCAGGATTTAAGTATGACTTGGTTCCGCCCGTTGAGCAAGAGGAACGCTACGATGTCCAGACCGGTATTCGTAGACGTGGCCCGTTCAAGCTCGACACGCAGAACCTTGTAGTGGGAAGTTTTCTTCCCGGATTTACACCGATTTATGCAGACTTGAAAAACAAGTTTGCTTATGCGGTTATCAATGTAAGAGTTATCGAAGCATACACTTCTGGTACAAGTATCAAAATTGCCAAGAACTCTTTAGCTTATGTGGGGATGTTCATTGGCAATGGCACTAAAGGTGCGGAAGTGACAGCCATCGATAAGACTAACAAAGATTATGACGTCTTGACTATTAAGGCGGCTTTTGGTGAGAATATCGCCAAAGATACCGTATTATTCAATGCGGTTGCAGTTGATGGTTTAAAACAAAAGCATGTAGCTAATTCGGCTCTGTTTAACCGTACAAAGATTGAGGACGGAATCACATTGGTTTCATTGCTTCGTACAGCCGCAGAAATTGAACCTTCAAAATTGGTTATGCCGTTCTCCGAGAACGATAAAGCCAACATGAAGGGATGGTTTGAATTTAACGAGTAAGGAGGTAGGACATGTTTTTAACGATTCAAACATTATTCGATGATGCGAACATTGTTTCTGCTATCATCAGACGTGTGAACCAGACACGCAAGGACACAATCTATTGGCAGCAGTATCTTACTTTCCGCAGAGTGACTACTCGTTTGTTCAAGGATTATATAGGTTCTGTAACCGGAGTTATGGCCGGTTCTATCAATTCACGTTTTGGAGAGAAGCCCATTCGTGAACGCAGGAATATAGGTTCCGGATATGGCGAAATTGCCTATTTGGGTGATGCCTACCAGATGTCTATAGACCGCCTTTCTGAATTGCAGGATTTGATTGACAAGTTCAATGCAGCTAAGCCAGCCGACCAAAAGGCTGCAATGGAAGAGATTGTAAACTTCCTGGTAGACGACTACCGTCAGATTACCCTTGCCGCCCACAAGCGTATGGATATTATTGTCGGTGCATTGCTGATGACCGGTGAAGCCACCGTTTACAACAAGGATGCTGCAATAACTTCCGGGCAGACCAACAACAAGCTGCTGGAAATCACTCTTCCGTTCAATTTCGTTAAGCCTACATCCGGAGATATAATTGTTGATGGCAAGAATATGTTCATCTCTTATTTGAGAAAGAAACTACATTCCCTAGCTCCAGACTTTGGTGCTTATGCCAAGATGATTATGACACGTACAACCTTCAACAAGAATGTACTTGGCTCTTCTGAATTTGGCGAACAGTACAAGATGATTCTCGGCACTAATGAAATGAAATTGAGTACTGGCTTGATTTCTTCTTCGTTGGCTTCTGAGGTATTCACCGGTATCGGTCTGCCACGTATTGAAATTAAAGAGGATTACGTGAAAGACCAGACAGGAAAGAACGTGCAGATTTATGCAGACAACCGCATCACCCTGCTTAACGGTGATGAAGTAGGTTATATGCGCCATCATACCCCGTATGAAGCGACAGATCCAGTATCAGGGCGTACTTATGTTCCATCAGAGGGGCAGATGCTTATATCCAACTACCGTGACAAAAACGGTCGTTATATGGAATATACGGCAGAATGGATTCCACAAATTACCAATCCGGATTTGATCACCAATTTCGATTTGAGCGAAATTGCATCAATCCAATCAGCATAAGGAGGAGGATATGAAAGTAAAGGTTATATCTGTTTTCCGTGATAAGTTTACTGGTAAGTATTACAATCCCGGAGAGGTGATTGAAATTTCCGAAGAATCCCGTGTATTGGATATAGAAAACCGTAAACTTGGCGAACGGGTTGAAGTGAAAGTTTCTGAAGAAAAGAAGGAGATCAAAATATCCCTTTTTGAAAAGGAATTTGAGAAAAAGATTTTGGTTGATGCTCTGAAATCTATCGGTGTTCAAGCAGCCGGAAACATGAAAGAAGAGACTCTTTTAGGTAAGGTTGCAGAGTTGGATGAAGAAACGACCTCCAAATTGAAAGAAGTGTTAGATATTAAATAAAAAGGGTAGTACTCCTACCCTTCCATAATGTAACTTATAATTCAATAAAGAAATGAAGAATTTTATTTTTGCCATATGTGGCTTTTTAATGATGTCTTTGGTCTCCTTGAGCGTACAGGCATCAAGTATCGAATCTTTCAAGTGTGAATACGTAGCCCCATCGGTTGATGTCGGTTTGTCATCTATTCAGCGTTTCGCCTTAGAAGCCACTCCGATTGATTGCTTGGTATTGTCAGCTCCGCAACCAATCTTTATGATAGCATATAGCTCAGTAATGCAACCAACAACTATTACGGCAATGCAAGGAAAACAAATCACAGTTCCTAAGTGCCCGTTTCGATATATCTACAAATCGAAGTATTGTACGCATTATAATTACGCATATAGTAAACTGATTATACCATATTAAATGATAGCAACCATGAGTAACAAGGAGTTTGTATTAAGCGTATTCGATAAAAATACCCCATCCAACCTTGCGATTGAAAATATACTTTCAAGAACGGGCTTGGATGGTGAGGAACCTTTTGACGAGGAAAACAGGGCAAGATTAGAGGTCGCTTGTGCCAAGCAAATTCCGTGGATGATACAAAATCCATCTTCGGTCAACGAAAACGGATTTTCTGTGTCTTGGTCTGATTATGCTAATAGCTTAATGAAATTGTACTCATGGCTGTGCAAGCGGTACGGTTTGAAAGACGAATTGAGTGATAAGCCTAAAGTGACTTTCTTATGATATTCGCCCCACACATATTGCAGGTAAAAGTTATCACCCCGATGGACAAGGATGAGTTTGGTAGACCTATTCCCGGTACTGGTGGTGAAAGCTGGCAGGAGGTATGCAAGTGCCGTTGTGATGATAACACGACCAAAGAGTTTAAGTCAGAAAACGGCTCTGTGTATCGTCCGAATTATCATGTGGTGTGCGAGAAGAGAATCACTGTTAAGGCAGGCGATGAAGTACGTTGCATGGATGGTGATGGCGTAAGAGGTCAAGGCGAGGTTTATACGGTGAAGAGTACAAACTACTTTAACTACTCGGAATTATGGATGTAAAAGTTGATTTTGATTTTTCAGATTTCGAGCCATTCATGAAGGAAGGTGAAACCGAATTTCTTGAAGTTGTAGATAAAGTTGGTTACGAAGCTGATGAATACGATAAAAAACATGGAAGCTATATCGATAGAAGTGGTACTCTGCGTAAATCGAATAAACATACTGCATCAAAAGAAGGCTTAGAGCTCTATAATGATGCTACCGCTCCTAATGGTTATCAGTACGCATCTAAGGTTGAAGGTCATGGATTTATGGTCAGGAGTGGAGGTGCTTTATTTGCTTATAAACGATTAAAGGAGGAATTTGAATAATGATAACACCGCAAACCATAGGGAATATACTCCATCAGGATTGCAAAGCTCTTGGTATAAACGAGATATACGTTGTCTTTGAAGGTGATGACGGCAAAAGTGAAGATTTTCCACATATAGACCCTGAAAAGGGATTGGAAAGAGAAATGATAATCATCCACGTGAAAAAGCAAATACCAAGTAAATACTGGAAGAATAGCTTTAATGAGGTGAATATATTCGTACCGCGCATTCAGGGTTATTCTAACCGTATAAGATTGGCAGAACTCGAAAGACAAGCCAACAAGCTGCTTGATGATGTAGTAAGCACCTATGACGGTACAACCTATCGTTATTCTATCGAATCAATTGGCACGGAAGCGGATACAGCTTTGAAATGTCATTATGTGAATGTAAGAATTTTATTTGAAGTATTAAATGTAAAACTATAAGATTATGATTTCAGCAGTAGGAATTAAAAGAATCTTGTTTGCCGATATTGATAAGGTAACGGCAGACATTACCCCCGAAATCGCAAAGACTTTGATTCAAG